CGACCTTCGCCAAAGGCACAGTCACCGTCGCGGGCACGTCAGGGACCACCGTCCCGGTCGGCACGCTGATGTCAGGCAGCAACGGCGTCGATTATCAGACCGTCACCGATGGCATGATCGGGTCGGACGGGTTTGGCTCAGCAGACGCGGTGTCACTGACCGCAGGCTCCATCGGCAACCTGCCGGACGGCATGGGGCTGTCGGTCGCGGCAGATGGCGTGGACAGCGCCACCACGCTTGGCGACATGACAGGCGGCGTGGACACGGAGACGGACGAGCAGCTGCGCGAGCGCATCCTGGCCCGCATCCAGAACCCACCAATGGGCGGCAGCGAGGCCGACTACATAAACTGGGCCATGGCCGTTCCAGGCGTCACACGCGCATGGGCCAGCGACGAGGTCGGTCCCGGCACCATGACAGTGCGCTTCCTGATGGACGACCTTTACCCAGACAACTACGGACTGCCGCAGCCTCAGGACATCCTCGCGGTTAGCGAATACATCGACAGCAAACGGCCAGTGACGGTGAAGGACTGCTTCGTCATGGCACCGATGCTGTTTTTCTACAGCATCACCATCCGCGAACTTACCACCGACGATGCAACGACGCGCGCACGCATCGAGGAGCGGCTCGCGGAGCTTGAACTCGCCCGCAGCAAACCAGCGCAGACATGGTATCGCTCATGGGTCGATGAGGCGATCAGTCAGGCGGTAGGCGAGGAGACGCACGAACTCGACTACGAAACGACCGAGATGCCATCACCAGCCTACATGCCGATTTTAGGCACGGTGCTCTATGCCTGACGACCAGCACGTCACGCGCAGCGGCGAGGACTACGCCGAGGCATTGCAGGCATTGCTGCCGCAGGGTCCGGCGTGGCCGCGCGACTACAACAGCACACTGATGACAGTGGTGCGCGGCCTCACGGAAATCTGGGGCGACTTTGAAATGGCAGCGTCATTGCTGCTGGAGCGTGAGAGCGACCCACGCATCACCTTCCCACCGCAGGGACCGCAGTCAGGTCTGTTGCCGGACTGGGAACGCAACTGGGGCCTGCCAGACCCGTGCTACGACGACCATCATCGGCGCGGCGTCACGCGAGTTCTTCATCGGGCTGGCGGCAGAGCTGGGTTACGAGATCACCATCACCGAATACCGCCCATTCACCATCGCCATGGACCGGTGCGGTGACAATCGTGTCTACGGCTCAGCAGGTGCGCCAGACCCGGCCATGCGCAATGAGTGGGGCCAGCTCGTCATGGGCGCGCGCGGCGACATGCCCATCGTGGAAGGCGAACTGTCAGAGTGGCCCAACTACGGGCTGGGGCCGCAGAGCAACTGCTACTACTGGACGGTGCACATTCAGACCGCGAGCCTCGTGTGGTTCAGGACATCAGCTGGACAGTGCGGCGTCGATCCACACCTGCGCATCGGTGCCGCAGACGATCTTGAGTGTCTGCTCAATCGCTGGAAGCCAGCGCACACCGAAATCGTCTTCGACTACAGCGGCATGACCACGGGCGGCGATATGGCGGGCACACCATGAGAGGGAATGCGAGATGAAGTATCAACAGCCATATGGCGTCAGCGATCCGAACGCGGCCTACGTCAACGGCAACCCGTCCACCGGCACGATGGGGTCAATCCCGCCAGCGGCTTCCATCGAGTATCCGCAGCGCGAGATCGTCAACTTCATCACCCACACCGGAGCCTCGCCGGACGACGCGGACCTGCATCAGCTGGCGAAGGCGGTGCAGAGCAATCAGGTGATCTTCGGCTCGGACAACGGGACGCCGAACCAATACAACATCACCCTCAACCCGCCGCTTATCGCGTATCGCGCGGGCCAACGCTTCTCCTTCACGGTCCTCAATTCAAACTCCGGGGCTTCGACGCTCAACGTCAACGCGCTCGGCTCAAAGGCAATCGTTTATCCGAACTGGACACCGCTCAAAGGCAACGAATTGATCGGCGGCGCGATTGCATCAGTCATCTATGACGGCGTCCACTTCCAGTTGCAGAACGTCGCCAACAACATTTTGCCCGCGCCGATGAACTACTATGTCAACGCGACCATCGGGGACGACAACAACTTCGACGGAACCACAGCTGCAATCAACGGGCTGCACGGTCCGTTCCGCACGCACAATCGGGCAATCCAGGCGGCGCAGAACTGGAACCAGAACGGCTACAGCGTGGACATCCACACGGCGGACGGCGTTTACCCACCGATCAGGCCCAACGGAGGACCGAACGGCGTCGGCGGCATCAACCTCTGGGGCAACATGGCGAACCCAGCGGCATGCCTCATTCACTCAACAGTGGACGAAGCGTGCTTCTTCGGTGCCAGCGGCTACGCGATCCGTGGCTTCAAGTTTCAGTCAGACAGCCGCAGTGGTGCGCCGTGGATTTCGGCTGGCCTGCGTCTCATCAGCTGCGTCGTGTGGATGGAGAACTGCGAGTTCGGCAAATGCCTGGACTATCATATGTATGTCGATGCGTCCTCGCGCCTCTCAGTCGGCGGGGCCGACGTCAACATGCCTCAGGTCACCTGCACGGTCAGCGGCGACGCGAATTATCACATCGCGGCGGGAGGCAGCTCGATGGTTCACTTCGCTGGCGTGCAGCTAACCACGGTCGGCAACCTCAACATCGGCATTTGGCTCGTGTGCGCGAACTCATCGTATGCGCCGGTCAGGTATTCGGTCATGAACATGGGCGGCACCGTCATCGGCCAGCGCTACTCCGTAGGAGGCAACGGCGTCATCTACAGCAGCGGCGGCGGGCCAAACTACTATCCCGGCACCATCGCTGGCGGGGCCAGCTCCGGCGGGCAATACATCTGAGGAGGTTGCAATGCTAAGCATGGACCTGCGGCGACACTTCTGGGTCGCGGACAACGGCACCGTCTTTGACAGCCATCGGCAGCTCGTCACCGACGTGAACGATCCGGTTTACAGCGAGTATGCAGCGGGGAAATACCCGGTCACGCCATGGCCGCGCAACGACGCCGGGGTGCAGACCTACGCAGAATTGCAGGGCGTGTTGCAGCCATACGGCATCTTCGTGGACCTGATCTACTACGCGGGGCACGCACGCGATGTGAAATATGCGGGCGGCATCACGGTCAGTGGCCTACCGTTCTCCACTGACCCGATAACGCTGGGCGCGCTCAGCGCGGCGCGGCTCTACACCATCGACAGTGACGCGGACAGCTTCTCATGGAAGCTGCGGGACGGATCGTTCGTCACCCTCACCGCCGCACAGATCAAAGAGGTGCAGTCAGCGCTCGCCGCGTTCGATCAGGCATGCACGGCCTGTGAGGACCAGACCATCACGTCAATCGAGCAGAGCATCATCAAGACACGCGATCAGGTCGATGCGGCCTTCGCGTCGGTGCCGGTCGCGTTCACCTCAGCAGCCCCATTGACCGCGAGACACACGAGGGCGCGATGACCATCGTCAACATCACCGTCGAGAACGACGCCGACTTCTACCGGGTCTTCCAATACAAGACCATCAGCGGCGTTCCCATCGACATAACCGGGGCGACCTTCCTCATGATGCTGCGGCGGCATGCGGCAGACGAGGCGGCGGTGATGCGGCTGGGCAGCGACACGCAGGAGATCGTCATCGTGGATGCGCCCAACGGGATGTTCTCCATCCTCATCACGCAGGAACGATTAGAGCAGTTGGGCACGGGCGACTTCGACCACTCCAACGTCATGACCTACAGCGGGCTGCGGCGCAGCATCTGGACCGGGACATTCACCAACAATCCAGGGCCATCTCGATGAACATCATGACCCGCATTGTCGAGGTGGAGGTCGAGACCGAGGTCGAGATCATCCAGCAGCCAGACGACGATGTGGTGATCGTTCAAGAGGAAGAGACCATCATCGTCATCGTCCCGCAGGAGGGCGACGGTGCGGTCATCGTGCAGTCTCCAGAGGACGTCGAGAGCATCTACGTTGGAGACCAGGGGCCAGCTGGTCCACAGGGAGAGGATGGGCCTGCCGGACCACCCGGAGAGCAGGGGCCTCAGGGAGACCGTGGACCTCAGGGAGAGCGCGGACGAGGCACCGGTTAATCCGACGCACGGCATGATGTGGTGGGACAGCAATTCAGGCAACACGTATCTCTACTACGTGGACCCAAATTCAGGCCAGTGGGTGCAGCAGAACACGCTGTTCGACGCCTACATCGACAGCACCACTCCGGGCCTCACAGAGGCGGTGGACGACCGGGTCGCGCAGCTGCTGATCGCAGGGTCCAACATCACGCTGACCTACAACGACGTCGGCAACACGCTGACCATCGCCTCTCCAGGCAGCGACTGGGCCAACATCCCCGGCAAGCCATCGACCTTCCCGCCGTCGCCGCACACGCACCCAGAGACAGACATCACGAACCTCGTGGCCGATCTGGCGGCGAAGGAACCATCAATCGCACTGGGCACGGCAGCGCAGTATTGGAAGGGCACCAAGGTCTGGGCGGTGCTCGACAAGACAGCGGTCGGTCTCGGCAACGTGGACAATACCTCGGACGCCACCAAGCCGATCAGCGGGCCAACGCAGGCCGCACTCAACCTCAAGGAGGACAAGGCCAACAAGGGCGTCGCCAACGGCTACGCGAGCCTCGACGCGACTGCCAAGGTGCCAGCATCGCAGCTGCCAGCGTTTGTCGATGACGTCTTGGAGTTCGCCAGCCTCGCGGCATTCCCAGCGACCGGGACGGCAGGCGTCATCTACGTCGCGCTCGACACCAACAGGACCTATCGCTGGGGCGGCACGATCTATGTCGAGATCAGCCCGTCACCAGGGTCCACCGACGCGGTGCCAGAAGGCAGTGTAAACCTCTACTTTACAAACGCACGCGCCGCAGCAGCTTCACCGGTCCAGAGCGTCAACACCAAGACCGGCGTGGTGACCGTCACCAAAGCTGACGTCGGCCTCGGCAACGTGGACAACACCAGCGACCTGAACAAGCCCATCAGCACCGCAACGCAGGCGGCGTTGGACAACAAGGCAGCGCTGGTCCACTCGCACCTCTGGACTGACATCACCAATCCGCCTGCCAGCTTCCCTCCCGCAGCGCACACGCATCCTGAGAGCGAGGTGACCAACCTCGTCAGCGATCTGGCGGCAAAGGCTCCGCTCGTCTCGCCGCCCCTGACAGGTGTGCCAACCGCGCCAACAGCAGCGCCCGCGACCAGCACAACGCAACTTGCAACGACCGCCTTCGTCGGCGCTGCTGTTGGGGCGTCAACTGTTCCGCCTGCAACTATCCCGCCAGTGATGGACGGCGCAGCGGCAGTCGGCGTCGCAACGAAATACGCGCGCGAGGATCACAAGCATCCATCAGACACGGCGAAGCTCGACGCGACCCACGCGGGGACAGGAGGCGCGGCGCATGCGCTGGTCACCCCGACCGTGGCCGGGTTCATGGACCCAGCCGACAAGACCAAGCTCGACGGCGTCGCTCCAGGCGCGAACAACTACGTCCACCCAGCAGGCGACGGCAATCAGCACGTCCCGGCGACAGGCACGACCAGCAACGGGATGTTCCTCAAGGCGGCGGCGACAGCCGGTTCATCCGCCTGGGCCTTAATCACCACAGCTGATGTTGGTGGGTTCACCACAGCGCTGGCGGCAAAGCAGGACCTCGACCCGACACTGACCGCGCTGGCCGGGTTGAACCCCACGGCAGGGCTGGTCGAGCAGACCTGCGCGGACATCTTCACCAAGCGCCTCATCGGCATCGGCGCGG